GAGCATTTGTTAGTATTAAGCAAAGCAAAGATGGTGTTCTAAAGCAAGTAGTACCAGGGTATCCAAGACTTAAAAACAAGTATGAATTACTTTGGGATCAAAAGTCACCAGAGGGTTACTTGAAAATTATGGCAGTGTTGCAAAAATATATTGATCAAGGCATCAGTGTAAACACATCATACAACCCACAACATTTTGAAGATGAGAAGATTCCAATGAGTGTGATGTTGCAACATCTATTACTATGTTATAAATATGGACACAAACAACTATATTACTTCAACACATTTGATGGTGCTGGCGAAATAGACGTTGATAAAATGAATGAAAAACAAGAACAAACTATAATAATCGAAGAACCTGCTTATGAAGAAGCATGCGATAGTTGTACAATATAAGGACGTGAGATGAGTGTATTAAATACCGCCAATAGAGATCACACGACCAGCCTTGCATTCCTTGATCCTCAAGGCGGAGTTGGGTTACAACGTTATGATACACTGAAGTACAGACAGTTTGATAAACTTACAGACAAACAGTTGGGTTTCTTTTGGAGACCTGAAGAAGTTGACGTACTGCGTGATGCTAAGGATTTTAAAGAACTTAGTGAAAATGAAAAGCATATCTTTACGAGCAACCTTAAGAGACAGATCTTGTTGGATAGTGTGCAAGGTAGAGCACCAGTAGAAGCATTTGGCCCTATTGTGAGTTTGCCTGAGTTAGAAAACTGGATCATCACGTGGACGTTTTCAGAAACAATACATTCAAAAAGTTACACACACATCATAAGAAATGTGTACAGCAACCCAAGTAAAATCTTTGACGAGATGATGGACATCAAAGAGATCAACGAGTGTGGTAATGAGATTACTGCTTTCTATGATGACTTGATTGAATACAGTGGTTACTACAATCTACTAGGAGCAGGAACACACACTGTCAACGGCAAGAAGATAGTAATTGATTTATATGAACTTAAAAAGAAACTGTGGATTTGTTTAGCAAGTGTTAACATCTTAGAAGGTGTGCGTTTTTATGTTTCATTTGCATGCAGTTGGGCGTTTGCTGAACTTAAGAAGATGGAAGGCAATGCTAAAATTATCAAGTTTATTGCACGTGATGAAAACGTACACTTGGCAAGCACACAACAGTTGATGAAGTTACTGCCGCAAGACGATCCAGACTTTATTAAAATTTCAAAAGAATGCGAGCCAATTGTTATCAAGATGTTTGAAGATGCAGTTGATCAAGAAAAACAATGGGCTGATTACTTGTTCAAAGATGGTTCAATGATTGGACTTAATGCACAATTGCTTAAAGAATATGTAGAGTGGATTGCAAACAAACGCATGTTAGCAGTTGGAATTCCAAGCAGTTATAAAGGTGCATCAAATCCATTGCCATGGACACAAAAGTGGATTGCTGGCGGAGATGTACAAGTAGCACCACAAGAGACAGAGATTACATCATACGTTAATGGTGGAACAAAACAAGACATTGATAATAACAGCTTTAAAGGATTCAGCTTATGAGTGTAGTAGTTTATACTAGAGATTTATGTGGGTATTGCGATGCCGCAAAAGAGTTACTAACAAGAATGAGAGTACCATTTAATGAAGCAAAGATTGGCACTGATATTACTAGAGAAGAACTACTAGAAGTTGCACCAGGTGCAAAGACAGTTCCACAAATTGTTATACAACACAAGGTTATTGGTGGTTACGATGATCTTTGTGCTTATATAGAAAATACAGGGTGGAACGGTACCGGATACTAATTAAATAGTAACCCCGGAGAATACATGTTAGAAAAAGACAAGATTTATTCATTCAGACTTAGTGATAGCAGTGAGATTATTGCTAAGGTTATTAGCACTGATTCGACATCAACTACAATTTCAAATCCATTTTCCTTAATTCCCACTCCTCAAGGTGTACAACTGTTGCCTGCAATGATGAGTGCAGATACTGGCAAAAATGTGACCATAAATACAAATAACATTACAATGTATGTAGAGACAAACAAAGATGTTATTGCAAGTTATATACAAGCAAGCACTGGAATTGTAACTGCACCAAAAGGAATACTAAAAGGATAAACATGCCAGGAGCAGTAAGAATAGGAGATGTAAACTCAGCTGGCGGAGCAGCCGTAGGATCTGGTGCATCATCTGTGATAATCAATGGCCGACCAGCATGTTTAATAGGAACATCAGTAACACCTCATCCTTGTTGCGGAGCTCCAGGATGTTCAATACATTGTGCCGCAAGTACCACACTTGGATCAATGAGTGTGCTTGCAGAAAATAAACCTATCAATTACGTTGGATCACCAGACACTTGTTTTCATACAAGAGCAACTGGTAGTAACGACGTTATCATTCCTAGGAGTTAACAGATGGCATGTGCAGGTGCAGTAACAGCTCAAGTACTAACTGCCGGCGCTGGCATGGTTGGCGACCTTGGTGGGCCAGTTCTTAAGTCAGTAACTGGAATACCAAACAGTATAACAGATAGTGTAACTGGTCTGACTGGTCCTTCAAGCATGGCTGCTTTGGCTGGCAATCAATCCGCTTTTCAAGGATTAGCATCTTCATCTGCATTAACAAATACCTTAGGTAAAGTAGGAACACTTCCAACAAGTTTCCAAAGTTCTTTTACTAATATGGCAAGCGGACTTGGCGACAATGTGTTCTCAGGTGGATTTGATGTATTCTCAGGAGATGCCTTAGGTGCAATGAGTCTTCCTGCCGGATTATCAAACGTCTTACCAACTGGGTTGGCAGATGCTGCAAAGACAATGGGAGGATCATTAGACGGTGCAAACATTCTTGGCAATGCTAAAAAGTTTGGAAGCATATTAGGAAGTGCTGAAGGATTTGTTGGCAGTGCAAACGGTTTTATCAGTGCCGCTGCAAATTCTGCCAGTAGTTTTGCTGGAGGAACCTTTCCTGGAATGGATGGTGTGATGAGTGGTGGATTAACTGGCATAACCAACGCATTACCAGATTTTGGTACTGACCTTGCTAGTCTAGGATCGACTATCAATTTTGATAGTATTAGTAATCTTGGTTCACCAGGACAGCTATTACAAAATATGGATCTTGCAGGTAACCTAGGTCCAATGTATGGTAAACTTGCAGACATTTCAATTGATCCAAGAATTGCTAGTTCTCTTGGTGGTGGATTAAGCACAGTTACAAATGCAATAAACAATAATACAGGTGGACTTACTATCGGTAACCTTGGAGTTGATTTAAACAAATTAGCTGACATAGGACCAGCATTGCCTAACAACATACAAAGTCAAATCTACGATGGATTTGCTGCACTAAGCACTGCAGAATTAGGTGATGTAAAAGGAATACTAAAAAATACACAGGCATCTATTACTTCTGGTAGTGATTTAATGAATCCGCAGAAATTATTCCCAACAAGTTTTTCAACACTAACTGCACCACTGAGAACTGCTTCAGTTGGTAATAGAGCAATATATGATGCACAAGGCGGAGTCAATGGAGAATTTGATAGTCTTGGTGTAAATTTAGCAGGAGCATTACCAGATGATCTTGCAGTGGCAAATGGAGCACTAGCAAGAAGTTTTGGACAAGTTAAAGGAATTGATGCATCAACTGCAGGACTATTGTCAACTGCCGCTACAACTGCAGAAACATTAAAAGATCTTGATTTAGTTAACAATCAAACAGAATATGTTACCACTGCTGTAGTTGACTTTTGGGAAAACTATTACGGAGTAGATTCAAATATTCAACTAGCAACTGGTCCTGATGGTACATTTCAAGTAAGTGATGCTATCGGATATGCCGCTGGGTATAACAGTGCTGCACCATTACAACAGAATATAATATTGTTGCAAGAATTAATCAATGCAGGTGCAATGAATGTATTCACACAAGATTCAGGATCAACTAGTGCAAACACTGGTATATACATTGTTATGGATTACTTTATAGATGGTGCATACGATCCTATTGCTCCGTTAACAGACTATATTATACCTGCTGGTGTGTACGGAGCAGGAACATACACAACTAAGGAGTTGGCATGGGATGGTATTATAGCGGCTGCAAAGACATTAATGCAAACGTTTTATACAAATAATCCAAATGCACAATTGATGCAGAGAAATACAAAACGTTTGCAGGAACAACAAGCAAGAGAAAAACTAATCCGTGTTAAAATGGATTTAGATCTTGATGTTGTGCAAGCACAAGATAACGTTGCAATTCAACTAGCAAGCAACTTGCCTACATATGCACTTGATACAACTGCAGGAGGTACAGGTGAACTGTTAGAACGTGTTATGAATTTTAGTAGCACAGGTGGCCAGGCCGCAGTAGGTGCAATGAGAGAAGCAAGAAACCTTGATAAACTAGCAACTGCAAACATTCAAGTTGATGCTCCAATCCCAACTACTCCTCCGGCAAACCCAGGATCAATTGCTAGTTCGACCTATACTGTAGCACAAGCAGATGCAGTAATTATTAGAACTTAGAGGTTGACAAACCCATAAAACCATTGTATACTTATAGTATGATATGTAACAGCAATGGAGACATCACTCGTGTTAAACAACAAATACTCATCAAAAGAATATAATGGATTACAAGTGGCTTGTGATTGGATACAAGATCTTGAACAAAACAACAGTAGATTACACAAAGAAGGCGTAATTGAAAAAGCATTAGTGGCTGCAAGACTTGGTAGTTATAGTGCGGAATGTTTCTTGTACAATTGCTACCTAGCATATAATCCTTATTTTACATACAATATTAAACAAGTACCTGAGACTCAAGGCTATGAGCATAGAGAAAATCCTTGGGTTGCATTTTGGGGATTGTGCGAAAGTTTACGTACTAGGTCAGTTACTGGTCATGCCGCTAGAGACGCAGTTAAATTAGTAAGTGAAAAATTTGATAGTGAACAGTGGAACTTATTAGCAAGACGTGTGCTTATAAAAGACTTACGTTGTGGCATAACAAGTAAAACACTTAATAAAATACTTAGCAAAAGTGAATGGAAGATTCCAACATTTGAAGTGCAGTTAGCAACCGATTCAAAAGGCCATCCAAAGAAACTTGTTGGCGAAGTAATGATCGAGCCTAAGTTAGATGGTGTAAGAACTATTGCTATTATCTACAAAACAGGTAACGTAATGTTATACAGTAGAAACGGCAAAGAGTTTGCAAACTTCCCTCATATTGCAGAACAACTTGGTAAAATTGCAGATACCTATAGAAGTCACGATAAGAATGAACTTGTTATTGATGGCGAAATCACAGGCAAAAGTTTTCAAGAACTTATGCGAGGTGCAACTAAAAAGGATCACAATGCAACGGACAGTATCTTTAACGTATTTGACATAATGAATTTAGAAGATTTCAAACGTGGACACAGTAATACATCACAGATAGATAGGCTACTAGCATTGGAATCTGTTGTAAATAGAGTACAGATGGAAAGTGTTGTAATGGTTAAAGGTAAGCAAATTAACCTAGATACAGAAGAAGCACATAAAGTAATGGCACAGTATGCAAATGATTGTGTTGCCGAAGGTTACGAAGGCATAATGATTAAGAAACTGGATGCACCATACGAATGTAGACGTAGCACATTTTGGATGAAGTGGAAGCCAGTAATAACAGTTGACTTGGAGGTTATTGACATTGAAGAAGGAACAGGAAGAAATGCAGGACGTTTGGGAGCTCTTGTGTGCGAAGGTGTCGACGACAATCGTACCATACGTGTTAACGTTGGAAGCGGTTTGTCTGATAGTGATAGGAATGACTTTTGGAGTAGAAAAGATTCGCTAGTTGGATACATTGTAGAAGTGAAAGCAGATGCAGTAACACAAAACCAAGACGGAACATACAGTTTACGTTTTCCTAGATTTGAAAGATTTAGAGGCTTTGAAGCCGGCGAGAAAATCTAATGCACAAAATTTGGTTTACAGTTGAAGGAGCCAGCGACTGGTATTATATTATCAACGAACTTAAAACTTGGTTTGGTAATGACTGGCGAGGACAACGAGGTGTACGAAAGAAGTTAACAACTCGAGACGGATATGATATAAGCAGTGTACATGCTGGAGTTATGGCATATAAAAGAATCCGAGTTTGGTTCCTAGTTCCTAACCTTGCATTTAAAACGTTTATGGACTTAAAAATGACAAACAACCTTAAATTAAAGTAAATACAGTATGTTCTTAGCACTATTAATATTATTTGTCGCATTGTGTTTAAGTGGTATAGCCGCTTACTATAGTATCATCGGGTTGACTGCCATCTTTGCGGCCGCAGTAATTCCTATAATTGTTATGGGCGGAGTACTTGAAGTTGCAAAACTAGCATGTACTGTTTGGTTACATCAGCATTGGAACCGTGTTAGGTGGGTAATGAAAGCCTACCTTGTGCCAGCAGTAGCAGTACTAATGTTTATTACATCAATGGGTATATTTGGTTTTCTTAGTAAGAGCCACATTGAACAAAGTGCAATGGGAACAGAGCAAGTCGAGCAGGTCAAGGTTATTGATGATAAACTGCTTAGAGCTGAAGCAAAGATCCAACGTTGGAATGCTGAAATAGGCAGGCTTAACAGAGGAGAAACGTCTGGACGTATTGATGGACTTATTGTTAGAGAACAAGCACGTATAGATACTGCAAACAAACGTATACAGCCACAGATTGATGCAGAAAATGCAAAAGTAACAGGGTTACGTAAACAAGCCGCAATAGAAGTAGAACAACAAAACAAACGTTTAGGAGATGCACAGAAACGTACAAATGCTGACATTATCATTGCAGAAAAACGTCTTGCACAACTAGACAAAGATGTTGGAGCATACACAAGTCAAGGAACTACAACTGGCG